TTGCGAATGTCGCTCAGATCCGCAGCCAACCTACCGGCGGCTACGCCGCCGGCGGTGCCATCCGTGGACCCGGCACCGGCACCAGCGACAGCGTGCCCATTCTCGCCAGCAATGGCGAATACATGCATACCGCCGCGGCCGTGCAGTATTACGGCATCCCCATGATGGACGCCATCAACCGGCGCATGTTCCCGCGCTTCGCCGAGGGCGGCTTGATCCATCCGCTGGCCAACGCACCCAGCCCCGCAGCCATGGGCTTTGCCGCGCCCGCGCCGTTGCCGCTGGGAGGCGTCGCCGGCAGCGCGGCCAACGATGCCAACGGCGGCAGCAAGCCACAGTCGGTGCGCGTGGTGGTGGCGCTGAGCGAAAAGGACATTGCCAACGCATTGTCCGGCGAGGCCGGCGAGCGCGTATACATGATGCACGCCAAGGCCAACATCCCCACGCTGCGCGCGTGGTTCAACGGGAAAGGCTGATGGCCCACGCAATCGGCTTCGTCGACAACACCGGCACCGAAGGCCTGGCGCATTGGCAGATGCTGCTGCTGATCAAGACCACCGCCGAAGCCAACGGGTGGACCACGCTGCGCTACCTCAACCCCACCGACGGCGGCAACCGCGAGCTGATCCTGAAGGGCGTCGGGCTGTCGGGCACCGAAGAAATCTATATCGGGTTTCGCGCGTACCATTCGGCGACGGCCGATTACTACAACATGACCGTCGCGGCGTTTACCGGCTATGTTTCGGCCAACGTCTTCACCTCGCAGCCGGGTTATTTCGAACGCGGTGTGTGCGCGCACAACCAACGCATCGATTATTGGCTGGCGGTGAACGCACAGCGGATCTTCTTCGGCCTCAAGGTCGGCTCGCCCTCAGTGTACGAAATCGCCTACGCGGGAAAGTTCTATCCGTATGCGACGCCGGAGCAATATCCGTATCCAATGGCGTTGTTTGGCACGCTGCCCAATGCCACGCCAGCCACGCGCTATTCCGACGTGTCGAGCACCCACGGTACCGGTGCGCGCGGCGCAAACATTCGTGACTCCGATGCGGCCTTGCTTGCGCCCGGCAATGGCTATTTGCGCGACCTCCTGGGCAACTGGGTCATGTTCGGTTGCCTGCCTTGGATGGCGAATACCAATAACGCCGCGACGATTCGACGCGATACCGGCGGCTATTACCAGGCTTTGAAGTCGGTGTTGTATACAGGCGTCGCCAACAACCCCGGCACTACCGGCAACGTCTGGGGCGAACTGGATGGCATTCGCTACATCAGCGGCTTCAACAATGTCGGCGAGAACACCGCGACCATCGGCGGCAACTTGAACGTGATGCTGGGCGACGTGTTCCGCACCGGCATCGGCGACTTTTTCCTGTTGGAGATGAACTGATGGCTTTCGTGACGGGAAGCGCCAGCTCGCTCGCCGACTTGCTTACGGGCATCCAGAACGCGTGCACGACCAATGGCTGGACGCTTTCCGGAAGCGTGTTGCACAAGGGTACGTGCTACATGGAGCTGAAGGTCAGCGGCAGCTTCATCACCCTGCGAGGTGGCCGCGGCATCGATGGGTCCAACGCGCTCACCAATGCAACAGACCAGGCGGTGGCCAACCTTGGCATCGTGAGCATGGGTATTGCCTTCGCGTTTCCCATGACCTACTTCATCCATGTGCTGGCATCGCCGGATGAAGTGTACGTGGTGGTGAATTACGGAGTGGTCTACTACCAAACATTGGGCTTCGGACAATCGGCCTTGTCGGGCATGGCTGCGAGCGGTAACTGGTATTGCGGACCGACCATTTCCACGTCCATCCATCTCGGATTCAATACACCGCAAGGCGCTGAGTATGACGGTGTTGGCGGTGGCAACGGTGCGGCATTTTCACTCTTCTGTCGCGAAAACGCGGCGCCCACCAATCATTCGCGCGGTGTCGATCACGGCCTGGACGGGCTCAATACGTGGGCCGAACTGGGCTGCAAATATGATTGGGCGTCGCTGTATTGGCGACAGCCCAACCAGTGGAACAGCGAATCGATCCTGATTCCGATCCGGGCGTATGCGCAACGGCCCAGCGGGTTCATTTCCCCGGTGCTGGAGTGCGCGCACGCGCGCCAGGTGAATATCGCCAGCCTGGCGGATCAGCAGATCATCACGCTGGGCACCGACAAGTGGAAGATCTATCCGTGGTGGTCGCGCGGTGCGACCAACACCCGCGGAACCGCCGATTCCGGACTGGGCGGTCACGCCATTCGCTACGACGGCGCCTGACGCATGGCCGTCATCAATGCCATGTCGGCCGGAAATCCAGATGGTGGCTATGCCAACGCGCATGTGTCAGTGGCATTGTCGAGCATGGATTTCATCGGCTGGCCCCCTGCCACGCCGGCGGATGTTGGCACGGCGCCCAATGCGGCGATGACCCATATGATTGCGGCGTCGCATCCGATCGCGTTGAACGCGATCGGCGGTCAAAGTTACATGGACGATTACTACTACCGCGTGCACCTGAGGCCCGATCGGCTGGATTTGGGGCAGTTGAGCACGCCGCAGCAACGCAGCATCGAAGTCTGGAACGCTTGGCCTGCGAAGACGCTGACACTTGAAAATGCACAGGCTGCGAACGCCGAAGGCATGACGGTGACAGCACCGGCTGGCTATCCGCTCACCTTCGCGCCGTTGCAGTCGCGCATCTGGCAGATCAGCGTTGCGCCCAGTGGCCCGAATGTCATCGATGCGACGCTCACTTGGCTGTTCGCAGATCCTTCTCAGGACGTGAATCTTGAGATCACTGGCAACCGCCTGACTACCTGGACCATCCTGCCCGATTGGTCCAACGGCATCACCGAAACGCTATTGTGGTTGAACGACGTCGACGAGGCAGTCGCCGGCGATCAGGCGCGCATTCCGTTGCGTGCGGCGCCGCGCCGGCAGTGGGAGGCGTCCTACGTTGCCTACGATGGCGATCGCCAGCTCGCGGAAAGCCTGCTGTACGGCATGGCGTCGCATAACTACGTGGTGCCGGTGTGGTGGGATTTCGATCAATTGGCCGCGCCGCTCGCCGCCGGCGCCACGACCATTCCATTGGCCACCGCGAACCGTGATTATGCGGTGGGCGCGCAGGTGCTGTTGTATAGCAACGCGACCACCTATGAACTAGTGGAAGTCGCGGCCGTCGCGGCCAATGCGCTCACGCTGGCGCATGCCGCTGTGAACACCTGGCCCGCGGGCACGCTTGTGTGGCCGTGCCGCCAAGCCGCACTCACCGACACGCCGCAAATTGCGCGCCAGAGCGATTGGCTGGCTGGCATTCCCATCCGCTTTGAGGCGCGCGAGCCCTGTGACTGGACGGCGATCGCGCCGACGACGATGTACCAGGGTTATCCGGTTTTGGAGATTCGGCCGGATGAATCCAATGACCTGACCGCCAGCTATGCGCGCAAGCTGGAAACGCTGGACAACCAGATTGCGTTTCCGGTGATCGATGACATTTCCGGGCTGGCGTGGTCGGTGCAGTCGCACCCGGTATTCACTTTCTCGCGCAGCGACAACGCCACGTTTCGCGGCCTGCTCTATTGGCTGGCCGGCCGGGCCAATGCTCTATGGGTGCCGAGCTGGCAAAACGACGTGACGCTGGTAACGCTGGCTGCCAGCAGCGCCACCACGCTCAGTGTGCGCTGGTGCGGCATCGCGCGTTACCTGTACGGATTGCCGGGCCGCAAGCATCTGCGCGTTGAGCTGCGCGATGGCAGCGTGCTGTATCGCGCGGTGACGGCCGCGCAGGAAGTAGGGCAGCAATCGGAAAACCTTGCCATCGATGCGGCGTTCGGACGCGATGTGGCGCCCGCCGACGTGCGCGTCATCAGCTGGATGGCGCTGTGCACGCTGGCCGGCGACAGCGTGGAAATCCAACATGAAACCGACGATGACGGCACCAGCACGTGTGCATTGTCGTTCGCCGGCGTGCCGGCCGAGGAACCCTGATAGTGGGCCTGTTTTCGCGCAATATCGAACTGCTGGATTTCCAGCGCGGCGCGCGCCACTGGTATTACGCCATCGGCAATCGCAACGCGGTGATCGGCGGTGCAACGTATCTGCCATCCACGATCGGGCGCGGCGGCATCAGCGAAAGCATGGACCTCACCCGCAATACGCTCGACCTGACCGCATCGCAAGATCTGGACTTCCTCGATCAGTTCCGCGGCACGGCGCCCATGCAACCGATCGACGTGGCGCTGCGCCGGCAAAAGGTGAGTGACGGCAGCATCGCCACGCTGTGGAAGGGCACGCTCGGCGGCGTCACCTGGGCCAAGTCAAGCGCGAAGATCCATTGTCTTCCGCCCATGGCCAGCATGCAGGCGCTGGCGCTGAAGCGGTGTTGGCAGGTGGGATGTCCGCATGTTTTGTACGGCGCAGAACAGGGTGGCTGCAATGCCAGCCGCGCGGCGGTGCAGGCCTTGGCCACCATCACAGCCGTCAGCGGCAACGTGGTGCATGCGGCCGCCTTCGCAGCGCAAGCAGATGGCTGGTGGGCGGGCGGATATTTCAGTTGGCAGACCGGCGAAACCACCGAAGTGCGCTTCATTACCGACCATGCCGGCGATGCGGTCACGCTGATGACGCCGGCGCTGATGGATGCGGGCGTCGTGGTGATTGCGCTGCCCGGCTGCGATCACACCATGGGTACCTGCGCCAGCAAGTTCACGTCCAGCAATCCGGCTGATACCAATGGCAATTCTGCCAATTACGGTGGTCAACTCGGCATTCCGCAAAAAAATCCATTCGGCGCGGACAGCATTTACTGAGGTGAAGCATGGATCCTGTGACCTGGATTTACATCATTCTTGAGATCGTTGCGATTATCGCGGTGATCGCGCTGACGCCGAAGCCGAAAAATGCGCAGCCATCCAGCCTGCAGGATTTCGATGTACCGACCGCGGAGGATGGTCGCGAGGTGATCGATGTGTGTGGCACCGTCTGGATCGACGATCCCAATGTGATCTGGTACGGCGATCTTTCCACAACCCCGATTCGTGCGGACAGCGGAAAATGAGCGCGCAGGGGCTCCGGGTGCATATGCGTCATGCGCGCGGCGCGCGCCTGGATGGCAAGACTGTTACCTGTGCATCAGGCATTCGCGAATGGTGCACGTTGCGCGGTGTGGATCTACGCACACTGGCTCGCGAGGGCCTGCCCATCGCACAGATTGAAGCAATCCCCGATGCCTTCGCGCAGCGCGCGGCGGCGCTGGCGCGCGAGGAAGCCGCACATGGGTAAGTCAAGCAAGCCCATCATCGGTTACTGGTACAGCCTTGGATTGCATATGGGGCTGTCCGCAGGCATCGAAGCGCTGCGGCAGATCGTCGCCGGTGGCAAGCAGGCATGGAGCGGCAACCAAACCACCAGCGGCGACATCAACATCAACAAGCCGGAATTATTCGGCGGCGAAAAAAAGGAAGGCGGCATCGATGGTGTCGCCACCGTGATGATGGGCGACGCCGATCAGGCGGTGAATGCATACCTGACCGAACAGCTCGGCAGTCCCATGACCGCGTTCCGCGGACTATGCACCATCCTGTTCCGCGGTCGCATCAGCGCCATGAATCCGTACTTGAAGGCGTGGAGCTTTCAGGTTTCGAAATGGACTGCGCGGTGGCGCACGCCGGTATGGCAGCCCGATCTGTGCAAGATCGGCGAAGGCATGAACGGCGCACACATCATTTATCGCGCCATCACTGACCCCGTCACCGGATTGGGTCGCGACCCTTCCACGCTCGATCTTGATCGCATGCTCGAGGCGGCGCAAACGCTCTATGACGAAGGTTTGGGATTCTGTTTCAAATGGTCGCGCAGCGACGTGCTGGGCAACTTTGTAGCGCTCGTTTGCAACCACGCCGGCGGCGATTTCGTGGATGATCCGACCACCGGGCTGGAATACCTGAGACTGTATCGCGGCGATTACGATCCCGACACGCTGGATGTGCTGGACGAACACAACATCAGCGACTTGATCGAATGGGATGTCGGCGCGTTGGCCGGCAGCATCAACCAAATCACGGTGAGTTACCACGACTGCAACACCAACAAGGATGCCAACGTGGTGGTGCAGAATCTCGCCAATATTCAGGCGCAGGGCCGCGTGGTCAACCAGACCAATAGCTACCCCGGCATTTGGTCGGCTGATCTTGCCGCGCGCATTGCGATGCGCGATTTGCGTGCAGTAAGCAGCTTGCCGGCGCGCGGCAAGATCAAGGTGCTGGGTACGGTCGACGTGCGCAAGGGTGACGTGAAGGCGTTTAGCTGGGCGCGCCTGAATCTGGTGCGCCTGCCGATCCGCGTGTTGGAGATCGATCGCGGCGATGCGGTCAACAGTGCGCCCACGCTTACGGTGGCGCAGGATGTTTATGCCATGCCAAGCGGCAGCTACGTGGTGGCGCCACCCACATCCTGGACCGCGCCCAACCTGACGCCGGTACCGGTGCCGCACCAGCAATTGCTGGAAGCTACCTGGCGCGACCTTGCCGCCAATCTGCGCGCGGCGGACTTGGCGCAGGTTGCCGCAACTAGCTGCTACGTCGGCGCGCTCGGCGATCGGCCGCCCTGCGTGGCGTACAACTACGAGTTGACCACGCGCATCGGCGGTAGCGGTGATTTCGCCGACGTCGCTGCCGGGCCGTTCGCGCCGAGCGCGGTACTGCAAGGCGCGATGGCGGCCGAGCCGGGCCCTACCGCCGTGGTGCTGACCGGCGGCAGTGATCTCGCGTCCGTCACGCTGCCGTGCGAAGTGGTCATCGACAACGAGCGAATGCGTTGCGATACGCTGGATCCGGTGACTGGCGATGCAACGCTGGCCCGCGGCTGCATAGATACAGTGCCAGCCGGACACGCGGCGGGTGCGCGCGTGTGGTTTACCGACGGCTGGACGGCGGCGGACCCGACCGAATACATCATCGGCGAAACCATCCAGGCCAAGTTGTTGACGCGCACCGGCGATGGCACCCTCGATCCTGCGCTGGCCACTACCGCCAGTATCACGCTGACCGGTCGGCAGGATTTGCCTTATCCGCCGGCGCGGCTCAAGGTCAATGGTGTCGACAATCCAGCCAGCGTCACCGCGCCGGTCACCGTGAGCTTCGCCCGCCGCAACCGGCTGACCCAAGCCGATCAGTTGATCGATCAAAGCAGCGGTGACGTGACGCCGGAAGTCGGCCAAACCGTCACAGTGCAGTTCTACAGCGGCGCCAGCAAAGTCCACGAAGAAACCGGTATCGCCGGCACGGCGTCCACGCCGTGGTCGCCTGCGACACCTGGCACCTACACCATCAAGGCCTTCAGCGTGCGCGACAGTGATGCCAGCCTGCAGACCGCGCAATGGAGCGGCACGATCACGATTTGATTGTCAATCCTCAATGCGCACCTCGGCCAAGGTGCGCGCGATCGGCTGCAGGCCAACCAGGTAATCACGCCAGTCCTGCATTAGAAGCGTGCGCTTCGCGCGCAATTTTC